ATGATGTAAAAGATTGGATTAGTATTTTTACCCACGTAATATTTCCATCAAATTAAAGTTAGAAATTTAGAAGATAATAACATTAAATTAGGATTAAAATGTCAACCAAAGATTTAAAATATATACCGATAAAAAATTCAAAAGATTTCTTAATATACTTAATAAGACAAAGTTGTGAAGATAGAGAAGAGGAAGAACTTATATTAAAAGAGTATCTTCCTAAATTCGAAAGTCAAATAAGCAAGATAAAAAATACTAATTATAATAAGGAAATTAGTTCTAATACTTTTCAATATAAAAAGTCTAAATTATATTTTATAGAAAGTAAAAAAGGGCTAGAATGTATTGATGAGTACAATAAGACTATTAAAAATACTGAATCAAAAGAACTACAAATAAAAAGGATTACCAAATATTTATCTACTCTCATAATAGATCTAGGTTTTATGTTATATCCTAAGGGATATAATTTAATACGTTCTAAATTTAATGATATTATTAAAGGTTTAGAATTAGAAATAAATGAGATAGATTTTATATTTTATTATCATGACCTAGCTGCAAAGTATGGTGAAAAAATAGATCATGGTTTAAATATAATTTATTCGTATAAAGATTTATTAGAAAAAATAAAAGGCTTTTCATTTGATGAGTGGAATAAAAGAAGAGCAGAGTCTGATGTTATGATTACTGTTAACTATTTTACTGAAAAATATGCTAGGTTAAATACTGATCAAGTACGCACACTTGAATTTTTTGAAGAATATTTCAAATTAACAGTTGGATTCTTAGAAAGGGGAGCTGAAGAACTATTTAAATTAATAGAAGATAACAATATTAAATTCAATTAAAATTATGATTCCAATAAAAGAAGCAATTAATATATTTGAACAATGCAAAATAGATTGGATTAGGGGTTTTGTACTACCAGATCAGCAATTTGGTGTTGAAACTCAATTACAACTTCATTTTCACAATGACCATAGAATAATGGGTAAGAGTTTATTATCGCATGAAAAAATTAAATATTTTACGAAAACAGAAAATGGCTTAGAAAGCTTTTTTGGAGAAGGATTACAATTATATGGTAAAAATTTAGAATTTTCTGAAGAAGGTTATCGCTATAATGAATTAAAATATGAAAAAATATATAGAACTGTTTATGATATTGAAGAATTAAATGTTTTAGATTTATTTGAAAATTATAATTATCAAGAAATGTATAATCCTTCAACTAATTATACTGTTATGGGGTATAGAGAAAATAATATCATCTTATATATTGATATTTCAGTAGATAATAAGGAGTTTAAAGATTTTTTAAATAGTTTGTTTACAAAAGAGGAAAAATAATAAATAAAGAATCATGATTTATATAATTTTAACCGTACAAATAATATTTGTAATCAATATGTGGTTAACAAATAAACAGCTTGATGATTTACAAAATCAAATTAATAAATTAAGAGAATATACAATTAATACTAATGCTCTAAATCATAGGGATTATCTACAATTAAACGAAAGAATAAACAAACTTGAAGATAATAAGAAAGATGAGAAATAGTTTAATATTAATACTTTTAATTATTATAGGTCAAATAATTACAAATGTTTCGTTTGATAAAAGATTGATGGTTTTAGAAAAATCAATAAATGATATATCTTTAATTGAAAATGTAGAAGATAAAAATAAACTTAAAATTATAATCGATAATTTAGATAAATTAATAAAGAAATTACAAAATGAAAGCAACAATTAAACAGAGATTAATTTCTCATAGGGAAACTTTACAAAATATATTATATAGCAATGATAATATTAAATTAGATAAAAGTATTATTCTTGATATGTTTGATAATCTGGATAAGATATTAGACGATAAAAAGTGGGATAGAATTAAAGAACTTGAAAATGTTGATGATTTAATCATAGCAGTTGAAAGAAGTTCTTTGTCTAATACTCAGAGATTGATTTTATTAATACTTTTAGATTTTAATCATCCATTAAGTTTAGCAGAATTATCTAAAGAATCAGGTAAATCTCGTTATCACGTATGGGGAATAATTAGACATTTAAATAAGCATAATTTAGTTAAAAAATATAAAAGAAATATTACCGTATATACTTTTAATCTTGATGGATGTAAGAAATTTTTAGATCTTCCGTGAGAAATAAGGTATAATATATAAGTAATTTTTAAAGGTCTAAAATGACAACTAAACTATTAAAAGGGATGTGCTATTCTGCATTTCCTTCGGGTTATAATCCATCTACAGCTAATAATACATGTATATTCTTTGGTAGTGATATTGCTACAAAGAATTTAAAACCATTATGGGGTAAATCATTTACACCTACTGATGGTCCTGATAAAGATAAAATTTTTATGGGTAGAGATGATGTATTAACCATGGCAAATATGGGTGTAAATCTTATAAGGTTATATGATTGGGATCCAAGGAATGATCATAAAAACTTCTTAGATTATTGTCATTCTAAGAATATTAAAGTTTTAGTACCTGTATCAAATTATAATTTAGGAGCATTTGGTACTCCTCCTAATATGGATGAGTCTATAAAAGGATTACTAGAATCTTTTACATTACCTATTACTGAGGCTAAATGGGATAAAAAGTATGATAAACTAAAGGAAAATACTTTAATTAGGGAATATCATCCTGCTATAGCAGGTATAATAATAGGGTCAGAATTAGATTTACCTTCTCAAATGCCTAAGGGATATTTAGCAAAATATACCAAAAGATGGGTAGAAATAGAAGATGAATATTTCCCTAAAAGATGGATACCAGAAGAACATAGAACATGGCTTAAAGTTCCAATAGGTCATCCTGTAAGTTTTGCAAAACATAATGGAGATTTTCCATGCTTTGAATTTTGGGATGATCTTTTAAATGAATTAAAGGGAATAGAAACTAGTGATTTACATAAGAGATTGATGCTATGTCCTCAATCTTACAATGAAGCATCTTATTTATTTGAAAATGCTGAAGGTAAGGGTAAAGGGTGGGTAGATATAGCTTATGAGAAATATAACTTACCTATATTATTTACAGAAATAGGATGTAGTCGTTTAGAACGGGGTGATTATAATAATGTTATAGCTGCTCAGTTAGAAAGATCTTATGATTATCAAAAGGAAAACCCTCAAAAGCTTTTAGGTACATGTTTCTTTCAATTCTGTGACAAAGTATGGATGGAAGGTACTACTGAAGGATCATTTGGAGTTTTCACTAATACAAAGGATGTAGATAATCTTATAAGATATGGAGCAAAGGATTTCATTCATACAGATGGTAATGACTGTACAAAACAATCATTAAAAGTACAGGTTTTATTTGCTAATCCAGTATATAATACAATCAAATTGATATATAAGTTATAATATATGTCAAATATTATAACTATAACATGGATTATAGCTAATCGTCATATTGATATTAAATATAGTATACCTATAGATAGAGAATATTATACTTATTTAGAAAGTATAAAAGATTTATTTAAATCTAAATTCAGAAATGAAAAAGAAATATGGGAAGACTATAAATATATTCATCCTTTTAAAACAGAATTAAATCCTGATAAAATAGAAAAAGAATTAGAATCTAATTTTGATTGGGTATGTAAAGATGCTAAGAAAGTATATGAGAGAAGGAATGAAGATTAAATTATGATATCTGGTTCACATATGGGAAAATTGGTAGCTCATAGTTTCATGAAAAGTATACTTAAAGATTTGGAAGGCAAAGATATAATACCAGAAGACTTAAAAATATATTTAAGTATACAAAAAATCGTAATGGATATTGAGCAAGAATTAAAATTGAGATAAATTATATGAGTCTTACTATTGCCACATTTATAATTAGTTTAGCTAACTTTATTCTTACTTTAAGGAATTTATATAATAAAGAGTCTAAATATAAGTAAACTATCATTTGAAGATATTAATTTACCCGAATTAATATACTTACAAGACAAATATAAAGCTGAGTTATCACTTTATGAATTCTTAAAACAAGCATGGAATGCATCTGTTATAGATGGTGATAAGGAATTCATAGAAGGATGGCACATACGCATTATATGTGAACATCTTGAAGCAGTAGCAAATCGTCAAATAAAAAACCTTATCATTAACATGCCTCCGAGGTGTGCTAAATCCTCAATAGTATCAGTAGCATTTCCTGCATGGGTATGGCTTCGTGCTCCTCATGAGCAATTCATGTATTGTTCTTATGCAATATCATTAGCATTACGTGATTCAGTACGTTGTAGACGTCTTATGCTTTCATCATGGTATCAAAAACGTTGGGGTAATAGATTTAAGCTTGTAGGAGATCAAAATACTAAAGGCAGATTCGATAACATGCAAGGTGGATATCGAATGACAACATCCACAGGAGGAAGTATTACAGGTGAAGGGGGTAATATGCTTATTGCTGATGACCCTAATAATACTAAAGACGGTGATAATTCAGATATAAAACGTGAACGTACTATTGAATGGTGGAATCATGTATGGTCTACAAGGTTAAATGATAAAAAAAATGACTGTAGGGTAGTTGTACAACAAAGATATCACTTAAGAGACGTAACAGGTTATATAACTTCCCATGATGATTTAAAGGAATGGACAAAGCTTATTCTTCCTATGGAATACGAACAAGAGAATAAAACTTCTACTATAATACTTCCATCTACTAACGGTAAACTTTGGACTGATCCACGTACTAAAGAAGGTGAGTTATTATGGCCTGAGAGATTTGATGAAGCAGCTGTTAAAAGCTTAAAAAATGACCTTGGTAGTGAAGCAGCTATAGCAGGTCAATTACAACAAAGACCTGCATCTAAAGAAGGTAATATCATTAAAAAAGCATGGTTTCAATGGTGGAAAGATACTACACCTCCCAAGATTGAATTTGTTGTACAATCTTGGGACACAGCTTTTTCAGAAAAGAAAACATCTGCATATTCAGCATGTACAACATGGGGAGTATTTTATGATGATCATTATATAGAGCATATTATCTTATTATCTATGTGGAGAGGAAGAGTAGAATATGTAGAGCTTAGAGAAATGGCTAAGCGTTTATATTTTGATTATAGAGATACTGGTAAGATACATGAGCCTAAATTTAGAGGTAGACCTATAGATTTATTTCTTATAGAAGCTAGAGCATCAGGGGATCCATTAATAAAAGACTTGCAATTAGGAGGTATTAAAGCTATACCTGTTGATCCTACTGGTAGAGGAAATAAAATACAAAGGTTAAACTTTATAACCCCTTTACTTGAAGGTGAGCGTGTATGGTTACCAGCACGAGGACCATCATATGATCATTTGTTACCATTTGCAGATGAGTTTTTAGAGAATGTAGCTTGTTATCCTAACTTAGAAAGTAATGATATTGTAGATACTATGAGCCAAGCCTTTATGAAGTTAAAAACAGGTATGTTCTTATTAAATCCAAGAGATGAAAGACCTGAACCAATACAATATAAAGAAACTAAGGTATATTAAGATTGAAAAAGATATCATGTATATTATGTGAAACTGTTATAGATACTATATTTTTATTATTACATGTAGTTGTATATTCAATAATAGTATTAAGTCTTTCTTATTTAATAGAAAAAATGTTAACTTAATAAAAGATTAAAAAATGGAAGAAAATATTAAGTTACCTTTAAATTTACTGGATTTACTTCCAACCAATGTTGATGATTTAGAAGAAATGGATATTATTTGCAATAGATTTGGTAAAAAATATAAATTAATATATGAAGATAATGAATTTTTATGGATGAGAATAGAAGAATAAAGAGATTAAAAAATGAATAAATTACAAAGAATAAAAAGTTTTATCAAAGAAACATCTAATTATTTTATTTCTATTACATCATTAACTTTAGCTGTATTTGTTGTTTTAATATTTATAATATTAGCAATATTTGGCGTATGCTCTATGATATATGATGTAATAAAAATGGTTATTTAAATAATAAGGAGTAATAAAAATGAAAACAGCTAGAGGATTCTATAGTAAAGAATTTAAATTAAATGCAGTAAAACTATATATAAATCGTGAAAGAGGAAAAAGTATAGCAACGCTAGCTAAAGAATTAAAAATTTCTGCACCTACATTGAGTGCTTGGGTTTTATATTATAGAGATAGAGGGGAAGATGGTTTAGTTGAAAATATAAGTGAAGTAAATTGTAGAGGCTATGAAGTATTAAAATCAAATAGTCTTAAAACTGAATTAGATGTTATGCAACAAGCTTATAATGGTCTTAAGAAGCAATTGATAGAAATAACAAAAGAACGTGATAATATGAAAAAAGCAATTGAAACGTTTGTCAGTAGTTTAGTGAGTAATTAAAATGAATAAGATGGTGACAAATTGTCACCTACTGAATATGGAGGGCTTAGAAGTTTTATCTTCAATCAATTAATGGAGGTAAAGTGATTTCTTTTTTAGAGATAAGCCCATAAATCGTTATACTAAGTCATATATAAATTATAGGAAAAATATATGACTTAGTATTATGAATATTACAAATGCAATAGCTACAGTACATTTGTATTTTTAATATGATGTATTTTCTATGAAAAGTCAATATTTAAAATGTGAGATAAGCTAGGACTAAGTCAGTAAAACTGCAAAGACACCTGATATGAAATCATATGAAATCAACGTTCACTTATCTCACATTGCGTCTTCTAAAGCGCAATAAAAGATAGCATTTTACATTTATAATTTCAATTAAATAAAATTGGTCGGAGTAGAAAGATTTGAACTTTCGACCTCCTGTACCCAAAACAGGTGCGCTCCCAAGCTGCGCTATACTCCGATAAAATGGATTGGGTAATTTGTCCTTATTCCTTCAACTCTTTATCTTTAATTCTACTCATATCAAGTTTAGATGTTCTTTCTATCTCTTTTATAAATTCTTCGTTATTTAATTGAAGATTTCGTCTATATAATTTGAATAATTCTTCATTACTAATTATTTTAGTTCTATTCATAATTATTCAAATCTTTATCTTCGTTTCTACGAATTCATCTAAGCATTCTTTAATTTTAAAATTCTCATCCTTATCAAAAAGAATCTTTTTAGGTAAAACTAAAAATGGAATATTCCTTTTCTTATATTCTTCCTTTTCTGGAAATTCTTCCATCAATGGAATTATAAAAATTACATTTAAATTTACATCAACATTAGCATTATACGGTTGAAAGACATTATTTAAATTTTCATGAAATTTTTTAATAGTAATATTAGTAGTTACTATTAAATGTTTACTATCTTCTCGTAAAATATA